GTGATCGTCTGCGAGCCGAACGTATGCACGGACACGGCCTTGTTCGATTGGCTGTTGTTGTAAATCAGCACAGTGTCGAAAGCGGTCGAGAGCGTCACGTTCGTGTAAGTCAGCGATGCCGACGGCGTCCAGTACCCGGTTGTGCCCGAGGTGGTCGGGTTCGTGGCGTTGGTCACCGCGATACCGCCTGCCGTGTAGTTTGTGCCCGACACTTCGCTGGTGGTGCTGTACGCGGTCGTAGTTGCGCCGAGCGAGCCGGACGCAAGATACAGAGCGGCCTTGAAGCTGTCAGCCGTGTTGGCCGTATGGGCCGGGTTGGCCGATGAGAAGTTGTGCGTTGCCGAGAGCAGTTCGCCCTTGAACGAAGTGCACATTGCCTGAGCGTTTGCCATGATTTTTCCTTACGCGAGCATTGCCGCGACGCCATCCGCAAACACGTTCTTCTTGAGATTGACGTGTACGGAACGATGGACAAGTTCACCGTTCAGGCGGTATTCCACCCAAGTGGTGAGTTCGTGGTCGTTGTCAACCGAGCCTTCGCTTTTCTCCAGATCGGAGTCCTGCATCAGACCTTTGGTTGTTGTAATCAGCACTATGTACTCCTGATGATTGCAGTGTCGGCACTATTGGCCGGCATGGTGATCAAGAAGGTGTTTGAAGCTGTCTTGTCGGCACCAAAGTTCAGCACGGCGACCGATCGATTGGCTTTCGACGCATTGTAAATCAGCGCGCCTCGGCAGGTGAAGGCGGCCGGCGACCAGAGCACATTGGCGAAGTTGACGTACGCCACCGTGCCGGTCGAGGTCACGGTGGCGCCTGTCAGCATCTTTCCGCCGGCGGTGTACCCAGTGCCGGTGATTTCGTTGACGCTGGTGTAGGCGGTCGTCGTCGCGCCTAAATCGGCGTTTGCGTTGTAGAGCGCGATCATCATCGTGTCGGCGAGGAAGTTGTGAATTGCCTCGTACAACTCAAGCTTGAACGATGTGGTTTGGGTCTGCGTGATCATAGAACCTTGTTCTTCACTTGACCGTCTCTGTAGGCGTCGCCACGCTCCTTCGCGTCGCCCAGTTGCTTCAGCAGCGCCATGGCCATAGCCGCCCGATCGGAGTAGAGCTTGATCATGTCGGCCTCGCCCTTCAGGTAGGTGATGGCCTCGACCAAGGTCTGGTTCAGCAATGCGGTATCAAAGTTCTGCCCCAGCCAGGTTGTGCCCGTCGGGTTGTTGACTGCCAGAACCTTGATGTTGAATCCTGTGCCGGCGCCGCTTCCAAGGTTGGTGGCGGCGGTCGAGAGCGTGTCGCCCACCGTGTAGTAGCAGCCGCCATTCACCAGGTTCACGCTGGTCACCGCCCCGCCAGACACCACGATATCGGCCGTACAGGTCGTCCCCGTGCCGCCGGTGAGGGTTACGTTGAAGTACTGACCGTTGGTGTAGCCAGAGCCCCCTGTGAGCGTTCCCAGCGTGTTCACGGCGGCTTGGATGATTGAAACCGGGTAGAAGAAGTAGTGCAACTCCACCGTGTACGCCTGATCGGGCGTGGGGCCGAGGATGAAGCTCAGGTAGTTCGGGCTGCTAGTCTGCGGCCCCCAGAGCGCGTAGTGCTGCGGCAGCGTCTGGAATGTGGGGCTGGGGTAGCACTCGCGGATGAAGTTGACGTCCTTGTTCAGCAGGAAGGAGTACGAACCCGTGGAATCGATCACCGCGAAGGAGAACGTCGAGAGGAAATCCGTAGGGAGCGACAGGTACGGAAAGCCGGCCGTCAACGAACCTGTCACGTTTCGGCGCAGTGACGGAAGCTGGACGGTGTTGTAGATCGTCTGCTCGGCCTGCTCGATGAAACGGTTGATGTCTACGGTCGGAAAGTTGTTCTCCGCGTAGTCATTGACCGCCGTGACAAGTTCGTCGTACGTCATGCCATCGGGCCTCTGGCCATCCGGCCTTTGGTCTGGTTACGGGTGCCGCGCACCACGATGCCGCTTGTCTTGGCTTCGTCCGGATAGCCGGCGCCCATCGTGCTCTCGATCGTCACCTGCTTGCCGTCCATGGTGTGAGGCATTGCATACGCCTCGGCAGGTTCGTTTTCTTTGATCAGATGCCGCTTGTCAACCCTCATGGGCGGAACTTTGCCTTTGATCATCACCGACCCCGGCTGCGTTGGTTCATGACTCGAGCGATGTTGCGGCCGTGGGCCTTGGCGCTCTGCGTGGTCACGCCGCCCTTGGCGAGCTTGGTGGTGCGGCCATGCATGTTCCGCTCGTGCTTGTGGACTTCCTCGTCCGCAATCTGCTTGACTTCTTTCTTGTTCACGTCCTACTCCTTAGGTCGTTGAAACGGTGACGTTGCCCACTTGGCAAACTGTTGCCAGATCGTTCGGAGTGAGGCCCGCGTCTGATCCGCTCGCTCCTCCAACTGGATACCAACCCCATTGGATCGTTCGGCTTCCTTCCTCATTAAAGCCAGTACCACTCTGAGCATTTGAGTTGACTCCCGTTATCTGTAGACCGCTGGTTCCCGAGACATAGTAACTCACATCGGGCCGCGGCTCTCTGACCGCCTGCGGGTCATAGACGGGGTACAGGCCCAGGCTCAATTGCGGCTGATCAGGATCCCAGCAGGACGGACAGACCTTGATCTGGTACAGCTTGGTCTTGATGATTTCCTTCTTCAGTTCCTTCAGCATGTACCGCTGAGCGCATCTGTCGCACTCCGCGATCGCATACTTTCCAGAGGCAAATTGGGTAGCCATGCATCACCAGAACATCTGACGGGGCGCAAGGCGCAGCGACGCCTTCTCCCGGTCTTCCGTTGACGCCCAGTCCCATTGCTCCTCGTACACCGCCTTGAGTTCGGCCGATCGGTGCATGGCCTCCGGCACCTTCATCGACAGGTAGTACGCAAGGCCGGATGTCAGGCAGGGAATGAATCGGAACGGGGTGTCTTGCGTCTGGATGCCGTTGCCAGCGTCTTGAATCCTGCGCATCCGCCAGTAGACGAACGTATAGCCGCCGCCGGCGTTGGGCGCGGGCCAGACGGTGATGTTGGGCAGGTACGTTATATAGACGTTCGCGCCTGCGTTGTGTGAGGCCGCCGTCGTGTTGTTTTGCCCACGGATGCAGTTCAGCAGTTGATTGCCGGACACGTTCGTGTAGTTGATCGTCTCGGTGTCGATGTTGACGTAACCGGACGATGGCAGGTTGGCAACGCTGCTGACCGTGAGCGTGGAGTCCGTGGCGGTGGCCGAAGATGCCAGCGTGGTGCTGGGAATCGAGTTGGTGTTGCCGGACTGCCGGTTGACCCAGACTTGAATCGGCCGGCCGTTGGCGTACTTGTTCGGGATCTGGGAGTAGGTCGTCTCCGAAATCCGGGTGATGTTGATGTCCGTCTGGTTCACGCCCGAGCCAGTCCTGACCACATGATCCAGCAGGTCGATGGTGTCAACCGGAATCGTGTAAGTGATCTGGTTCGTGTTCAGCACGATCTCGCCCTGGTCGATCGTCCAGAGGTTGATGCCGCGGTTGGCCCACTCGATGGTCATGATGTTCAAACTGCGACGGGCCGTGCGCAACTGGTAGCCAGTCCGCATCTCTACCCCACAACGCTCATACGCTTCTTCAGCGATGTCGCTGAACTGAAGGTTGAAGACGTCCGTGCCCGTCGTAGTCATCTATCGCTTTGCCTTCTTTGACTTGCGCATGCCCTTCAGCGTTTCCGCCAGCCGGGCCTGCTTGCCAAGTTTGCCAGACGCCCTTGCGGCCTTCGCCAACTTCTTGGCTGGGATGGGTTGGCCTTCAGGCACGCCGAGGCTCTTGTGCAGGGCGCCGGGGTGCTTGATGGCGCCTTGGATCCATTTGCCGTCAACGTGCCCGCCAGCCGCGTACAGGGCCACATCGTTCGGGTTGTCCTTCCGCACGATGGTCTTCCGGCCAGGCATCTTGGAAGGGTTGACCGCCCCCATTCCTCGAGACGGCCTCATTTACATCCCGCCGCCGCAGAGCTTCTTGACTTCCTCATGATGGTGTTTGTGGCCATGCATGCCGCCGTCGTGATGCTTGAGCATGGCTTCCATTGCCTCATGGTGGTGATGCACCTTGGCGCCGTGCTCCGCGTGATGATGCGCGGTCGGGGCATGATGGTGCATGGCCGGGCCGCCCTTCTTCATGTGAAAGCCATCGTGCTGGGCAAGGTGGTGTTCAACGTGCTCGTGGTGTGTCTTCATGATGACCTCTTAGCGATACTTGACTTTGGTGTGACCGCGGCGAGCGATGCCGTCGATCGACTTGACATGGCCGCCCTTGGCGAAGTGCTTGGGGCCGCGCTCAATGCCAACCGTCTTGCCGGAGTCGCCAAGGTTCTTGCCCTTGGTGTGACCCTTCTTCTGAACCGCCGACTCGCCGTGCTTGAGGTGACGATTCGATCCGTGCTCAACATCTTCCTTCATGCTGCGCGGCCCCATCGTTTCCTTGACGCGGCCGCCCTTTGCCAGGGCCATGGCGCCCATCTGCTTGGCGGTAGGCAGCTTTTTGGTGACGCCGCCGGCGGCATATTGCGGCGCAGTCGCCAAAGGGGGGCCGCCGGGATAGCCCGGAGGAATAATGGGAGAAGGGGCCGGAGGACTAACGGGCGTCGTTGGATCATTTATTTGCGATTGAGGCGCATACCCAAGCGTTTCTTTATACACTTGGGGTTGTTGAATCTGCGGTTGCGGATTGACGCCGCTAGATGGCCCGGTTGTCGTTATTGGATTCCGATCAGGAGGTGCTTCGTAGATTGCATAGGGGTCCAATTGCGGTTTCGAATAGATTGGCTCGCCATTTAATCCCCAACCTGTCATGATTTCGCCGGATGGCCCCATGGGCGGCAACTCGCCCGATTTTGCTATATATCCACCGTTCAGATTGGTGCCGCCGCCACTTCCGGTGTTTCCAATAAGCCCTGGCTGCACCGAAGAATTCGGATTGTTGCCGCCGCCACTTCCGGTGGGCTGAGTCGCCAAAGGGGCGCCGCCGGGATAGCCCGGAGGAATAATGGGAGAAGGGGCCGGAGGACTAACGGGCGTCGTTGG